CATCACCCGCGTGGTGGTGGCCGCGTCGGAGACCCTGGCGATCGGCGACTTCGTGGGCACCACGACGGCCGCAACGGCCACCGTGGTCAACCCCACGGCGACCGGCGCGGACCTGGGTGACCACATGCTCGGGCGTGTGCTCGAGGCGGCCACCGGGTCCAGCCCCGCCGGGGTGCTGGCAACCATCTCGTTCGCGCCCATCGGGCGCGTCACGGCCTGAGGAGGAGCGGTACTATGAACGTGATCCGTGGGGGCATCCGCAAGTCGCTGCCGACCGCTCAGCAGGTCCACATCGACGCGGCCCTGACCAACATCTCGGTGGCCTTCATGCAGGCGCCGAGTCAGTTCGTCTACGACAAGGTGTTCCCGATCGTCCCGGTGCAGAAGCAGTCGGACAAGTATTTCATCTTCGACCGGGCCGACACCTACCGCGACAGCTCGAAGATCCGCGCCCCCGGCACGTCGGCGCCGCGCATCGGCTACCGCCTGTCCAACGACTCGTACTTCTGCGACGAGTACGCCCTGGCGCAGGAGCTCCCCGATCCGGTGCGCGCCAACGCGGACGCGTCCGTGGACCTCGAGCGGGCGGGCACGATCACGCTCACGCAGAGCATGATGATCGGCGCAGAGCAGAACTGGGTGAACTCGTTCTTCAAGACGGGCGTCTGGGCCACCAACAAGGCCGGCGGCACGGACTTCCCGTACTGGGACGACTTCACCACGTCGGACCCGCTCGAGGACATCACCGCGGCCCGCGAGCAGATCAAGCAGACGACCGGCTACGACGCCAACCGGATCGTCATGGGCTACAAGGTGTACCAGCGGCTGAAGCTGCACCCGCTCATTCTGGAGCGGACCAAGTACACCTCGGCCGACTCGATCACGCTGGCGGTGCTGGCGCGGTACTTCGAGGTCGACCAGATCCACGTCGCCGGTGCGGTCAAGACGACCAGCGCCGAGGGCGCGGCCAACTCGACGTTCGACTTCATCGCGGGCAACGACGTGCTGGTCATGTACGTCCCGCCGGCGGCAGGTATCATGACGCCGGCGGCGGGCTACACGTTCACGTGGGCCGGCTACACCGGGCTCAACAACCTGGGGATTGCGATGCGGCAGTTCCGCATCGAGGATCGCAAGGTGGACGTCATGGAAGCGAGCTTCTGCTACGACCAGAAGCTCGTGACCTCGGCGTTCGGCTACTTCCTCGACAACGTGCTGAGCTTCTGACCATGATCGGCCAATTCGGTGGGCGCGTGAAGCGCCGGTTCAAGGGCTACAATCCCGGCGACGTGATCACCGCCGCGGAGGCTGCCAAGCTGCCGCCCCGGAACCGGCGTGCGCTCGCCGAGGTTGGCTTCGTGGAATGGTACAATGTGCAGCCGGCTCCCGCGGCGGTGGGGCAAGCGGCGGCAGCGCCGTCGACGAATGCTGGCGCAGACGAGCAGGGGGACGGTCCCGATCCGCTGCTCGCCCTGGCGGGGGAGGGGCACCCGACCTCCCCCGCCAGCACCCTTTCGCGCGGGCGGCGTAAGAAGGAGACCGAGGAATGAGCAGCGTGAATCCGGTCGCCCGCTCACAGGGCACCAGCGCGTTCGACATGGTGGTGGTCGGTGGCATCGCCATCTTCACCGGCACCGGGGCGCCGACCAACGGTACGACCGGGACCGGCGCGAAGTTCGCACCTCCGGGCTCGCTGTACATCCGGTCGAGCGGCGCGAACAGCAAGCTCTTCATCAACACGAACACCACGGCGTCGCCCACCTGGACGGTCGTCGGTTCGCAGACTTAACGTCGGGGGCGATCAGATGCTGAGGTTTCGCAACCGCTTGCGCCTGATCGCCTTCTCCGACACAACCGGCGCCGAGTTCTTTGGCGCTTCGCTCATGGTCTGGGCCGGTATCATGTTTGCCGCCCCGCACCCCACCATCTTCAATTCACACCCGGCTTGGTCGCTCATGGCGATGCTCCTCGAGGAGCACGCGTGGGGCGTGTTCTTCTGCGTGGTCGGGGGCTATATCTGGACTGCACGCCTGTTCGGTTCCCCCTACACGCGCGCCGTGGGGCTTGGGGCCGGTGCCGGCTTATGCGGCCTGACCGCTGTTCTGCAATTTCAGGCCGGGGCTCTCATTGGTCCCGGTGTGTGGGCCATCACGTCAATGGCCATGCTCTGGAGCGCGTTCGTCCTACTGCGCAAAGGGTAAGGCCGTGGAGACTACCACCTGGCTCGTGCCGCTAGTTGCCACCTTAGTCGGCGGAGCGGTCGTTCCCCTGCTGAGCAAGATCGCCGAATGGCGCAAGGGTCGCGACGACCGCGAGGTCAAGGACCGCGAGCTGTTATCCGCCGACGAGAAGGACTTCCGCCGAACCATTCTCGAGCAGCTCCGGCATTGCATGGAACAACATACCATGGCGCAGGAGCACGCGGCCAAGTGTGACGCGGAGAACGCGGCGCTTCGCATGCGGGTGGCCATGCTTGAGATGAACGTGGACACACTTCGACAGCGGGTGACGACATGACCTGGAGCTACAGTGGCAACCCCGCGTCCAGCCCCATGGACGAGGTGCGCTTCCTTATCGGGGACACCGATTCGGCGCAAGAGCAGCTGAGCAACGAGGAGATCAACTTCGCGCTGCTGAGCAAGCCTCCCAAGGCCGCGGCCGCGGAGTGCGCCAGGGCCATCGCCGCCAAGTACGCCCGGCTGGTCACCCGGAGTGTTGGTGATCTCAACGTCACGTACCGCGAGCTTCAGGACAATTACGCCAAGCTGGCGGACCGGCTGGAAGCGGCCAGCGCGGCCGAGGACGCGGGCACCCAAGTGTTCGCCGGCGGGATCTTCACGTCCGACCGGGTGATCCAAGACAACAACACCGCAATCAACCAACCGGACTTCCGCCGCGACCAGTTCGACAACTACAGCGGCCCACGGTTCGGGGGCAACCGGTGACCAACTACGCGTTCACCGCGGACATGATGCACGACCTCATTGAGGTCGAACCGCTGCTCTCCCGCGACAGCTACGGCGTGCCCGTCTACGGTGTGGCGGTCACCTACCGCGGGCGCCTCACCCAGAAGGTGCGGTACGTGCGGACCAAGGAGGGCTCCACGGTCCAGAGCTCGCAAGAGTGGGTGGGTCAACCCATCCCCACGATGAGCGTCGAGGACCGCGTTACGCTTGCGGATGGGTCACGACCCATTATCCTCAACGTGACCACCTACAAGAACGAGTACGGCACCAACGACCACACGAAGGTTCTTTTCCAGTGATCCGCATGGTCACCAAGTGGGTCAACGACATCAAGATCGGGCGGGCGTTTGCGCGCTATCCGGAAGCGGTGGCGCAGGCCATGGCGCAAGGCCTCTACATCGAGGCAGAGCACATTATGGGCGACGCCAAGGAGATTGTGCCGGTCGACCAGTCCGCCCTGAAGAATAGCGGGTACGTGGACCTTCCCAAGGTCGAGGGGCGCCGGGTGGTGGTCGAGCTGGGCTTCGGTGGTCCGGCCGCACCCTACGCAATCCACGTCCACGAGGGCACACGTCCTCGCATCCAAACCGGCGCCAAGCCGCCGCCCATCGGTCCGCTGAAGGAATGGGCGCGGCGCGTGCTCCGGGACGAGTCCCTGGCGTACGCGGTGCAGCGCAAGATCGTGATGCGCGGCACGGAACCGACCAAGTACCTAGAGACACCGTACAACGCCCGGCTACAAGGTTTCTCGCAGCGGATGGCGGAGCGGGTTCGTCGTCGCCTAGCGCAGGAGATGGCCAAGTGAGCGGGCTACTGGACGACGTGGCGGCTTTCCTGGAGGCGCAGTCCTTCACGACCGGCTGGGCCATCTTCAAGAGCTACATGCCGGACAACCCGGACCGCGCGATCTGCCTGTACGAGGTTCCGGGCCAGGCCCCGGAGACGACCATGGCCATTGACTACCCGCAATTCCAGTTGCGGGCTCGTGGTGGCACCTACGAATACGCGGTCACCCGGCAGCTACTCGAAGACTGTTACCTCGTACTCCACTGTGGTAACGTCACCGATAGCAGTACCAGCCCGCCCGCCGCGGGCTACGTCTACTGTTACGCCAAGAACAGTGGTTCGGTGCCACTCGGCAACGACCACAAGGACCGGCCGCAATTCAGCCAGGACTATAGGTTGATGCGGTCACTCTGACAAAGGGACCGTACATGCAAGAGCAAGTGATCGCAGCCGCGCTGTTCGAAGGGCCGGTCAACGACGCCATTGTGCGTCTGGTCGGCACCTACGTCCTGGACCAGCTCAACACGGAGCGCGCCAAGGTCGAGGCGCTGGAGGCACGGCTCCGCGAGCTGGAGCGCAAGCCCTCTGACATGCCGGGATGGGTCAAGCACATCCGGTACATGGTGCTCGTGAAGGGCAAGTTCGTCATCGGGTACACGCACGACCTGGACAACGCCCGCACCATGCGCGATGCGTTCCGCGGTGCTACCATCTTTAAGATGACCGACATCCAAGGGCGCGAGCACGAGGAGGTTTTGTGACCTTCTTCAGCCACGTCCAAGACGTCTACATCGTGGCCGGCGGGCCGTCGCTCCGCGGCTTCGACTTCTCGCGCCTCAACGACGTGCCGGTGATCGCGATCAACCGGGCGTACGAAGTGCTTCCCTACGCCCGCGTGCTGTACTGGACGGACGGCAAGTTCTTCCGGGACCACAAGGACGCGCTGCAACTCCACGCGGCACCGCACAAGGCCGCGGCTCGTGACCTGTTATACGGTTACGGCACCTACGAGGGCCACCCGTGGGTGAACACCTACGAGCTTACGGGGTTCACCGGCCTCGAGCGCAAGCCCCGCGGGTTACGCCACGGCAACAACAGCGGGCACGCGGCACTCAATCTTGCCTACAACTTGGGCGCCCGGCGGATCTGCCTGCTCGGCTACGATATGTACATCGACCCGGACCGTGACCACTGGCACGACGGGTACAAGACCGCCCTCAAGGACCGAACGCTCCGGGACAAGATGTGCCCATTCTTCCAGGGCATCGCGCGCGAGCTGGAGGCCGAGGGTGTGCAGGTTCTGAACTACAGCGAGCACAGCCGGCTCCGTTGCTGGCCGCGGCTCCCACTCGAGATGGTCCCGCTATGAAGGCCTTGGTCATGGTCCCGCGGGACGACCGATACCCGTGGCGCGAGGTCGACGCCGGCGTGCGTGCGGCTGGGCTGCGACCCGTGGTCGAGTCTGGGTGGGACGTGCTGGTCACGTGGTCCCCGTGGGTGCGCTCCCCACGCGAGCGCCTGGCCAAGCAAAGCCGGGTCGTGGTGGTGCTGGAGAATGGATGGCTCACCCCGATCGAAGGCGAGCGCTACTATCAGGTCCAGCTGAACTCCTGGAACCGTGGACGTGGTGCGCGGTTCGTGGGTGGTGGGCCGGAGCGGTGGGCGTCGTGGGGCGTCCCGCTGCGCCCCTGGCGCGCCAGGCTCAACGCACCGTACATGGTGCTGGGCCAGACCGGTCACCCCTACGACAACCGCTCCGCTACGCCAGGGTGGGCGAACGAGATCCTGGATTACTACGCACCGCACGGTGCGTTCCTGCGCCCCAAGGGGAGCGGTACACCGCTACTCGAGGACATCGAACGGGCGGGCGCTGCCGTCACCTGGACCAGCAACGCCGCAAGCTGGTGCCTCGTCCACGGGCTGCCCGTTGTCGCCTACAGCGAAGCGCTGATGACCCGCGAGCTGGCGATCGCACCCGGCGAACCGTGGGTGCCCGGTGACCGTGAGTCGGTGTTCTCTGCGCTCGCCTGGGCACAGTGGAACAAGGAGGAGCTGGCCAGCGGGGAACCGTTCCGCCGGTTGCTGTCCGCGTGCTGATTGCCTATTACACCGAGCAGACGAACCCGCGGTGCGTGGTCATTGGTCGCGGCCTCACTGACGGTGCAGCGATGTTCGGAGACAAGGTGATCACGGTCAAGGGACCGACCTACCTACCGGAGGCCGACGTCCACGTCGCCTATTCCCGCACCTTCGACCCGTGCTTCAACCGCGCGACGGAGGAGGGCAAGCCCTGGCTCTATTGGGACCTGCCGTATTGGGGTCGGTCCCGGATGCGCATCCCGGAGGCGAGCTTCTACCGAGTGGCCATGAACGGCTACCACCCAACGAACTACTATCGATTCGGGATGCCGGACGATCGGGCCACCATCTTCCGTGTCAGCCCCGCACCGTGGGCGCGCGGGCGTGGTGCGAATGCCCCCATCGTCCTGTGCGGCCTGTCCATTAAGGCGATGACCGTGCTGGGCATGGACGTGCAGAGCTGGGAGCATGAGGTCATTGCGCGCATCCGCAATGTGAGCAACAGGCCCATCATCTACCGACCGAAACCGGCCTGGCGGGACGCACCACCGATCCCGGGCACCATCTTCAGCCCGCACACGGAGTCCTTGACCCATGTGCTTGGTCAAGCCTGGGCCGTGGTGGCGCGCCACTCGAATTGCGCGATCGATGCAACCGTCATGGGGCTGCCGGCGTTTGCACAAATGGGGCCGATGGCCCCGTACTCCCAGCCCCTCGAGGAGCTTGAACAACCACGTGAGCTCAACATCCGAACTCGTATCGGCATCGTGTCCGACCTGGCTTATTGCCAGTGGTGCCCCAAGGACTTGATGCGCGGGCGGTTCTGGCGACACTTCCGGGAAAGGATGCTTCCATGGCACAACGCTACCAAGCATTATCACGAATCGCCCGTCTGGTGAGCCCGCACACGTTCATCGAGGTCGGTGTCCACACCGGGCTCCGCGGTGCGGAGGTCATTCGCACCGTTCTCCAGACGCGTGGTGACATGCACTACATCGGCTACGACGTGTTCGAGACGGAGAGCGAGGAGTTCCACGTCAAGGTCCACAACGGCAAGGGCATCCCGACCAAGGTGCAGGCCATGCGCAACCTGTCCGAGGCCATGCGCGGGCGGGGCCAGGTGACGCTCCACGTCGGTCGCACGCAGACCACGCTTCACGGTAAGCGGGCGCCGTGCGATATGGCGTTCGTGGACGGTGACCATCGGGTCTCGGCCATCGAAGCGGATCTCGATGCCGTGATCTCCCGCGACAACGTGGTCGTGCTCGACGACTTCTACATTGACGGGGTGGGCCTGAACGACCGGCTGCGCGTGAGCACGCAAGAGTACGGCTGCAACCGCGTGGTTGAGAATTACGGCCGCGGTCACGCGCTGCTCCTTCCGGGGCGTGACCCGATTAAGGGTGGTGGTTACACCTCCATGGTCGTTGTGTCCAACGACCCGGAGTGGATTGCTCGCATCGACCGCGAGGTGTACGCATGACCACGCTCGTTGTAACGTCGTTCTCGGCCAAGG